CACGCCTCACTCTTCCACTCAATGGGTGTGCTGTAGTTCACCACTTCTCCTTGCTGCGTCTGATCGGTATGGCGACGATGGCCTGCTTGACAGTCTCGTGCCTCTTCCTAATGCTCTTCGGAGACCGACCACGGGAGGCCAGTTCCTTAGGGAGCGAAATACTAGCCAACACTTCTTGGAGTTGTCCAGTATCTACGTCGTGCGTCCCAAGATTCCATGCAACCAATTCCTCTAGGGCGGCGAGCCGGTCAGAGGTATGCGGCTCCGGGTCATCAGTGCGAAGAATGTCTGCGACGATCTCTGGGTAGCGAAGAAGCGCATCCTCGCAGTGGAGGATTACCGCCTTCCGCACCTCCCGAGGCTCAGAGAAGGGACCGTCGCTAGGCATGCCGTCAAGAAGCCACTGTAGGACCTCGTCGTCCTTAGTCACATCTGCATCTGACATGAGTTCGTTCTGTACGTCGTTGGTACAGAACAGAGGTGCTGGTATCTCCACCTGCCCTGCTGACGACTGGTAGAACCTGTCGATGACATCTTTCAGTATGTCAGCGCTGAACCCCTGCTTCAAGCGGCGAGAAAAGAAGATGTTGAGCATACTCTTGTCATCGTCGCTACACCGCTGACTCATACGCATATCACGGTGGTATGCGAAGTAGTTGGTCAGTTCACGCACTGGCCTGCTCACGTACCGATTGGCGGGGGCGGTGCCTGTCCATCCCATGTCATTGTCCTCCGGGTCTGCTCCAAATGTTGCCATATTCACTCCTGAATGAGGAACGGCCCCCCGGTTTCCCGAGAGGCCGCTCACCCATACCATGAAAGAGACACCATCCCATTAGGTGCCATTGTCAGTGTATCAAGTAAGTAATCGACCTGTCAAGTACTACTCGGAAAGAGTTTTGAGCATCCACAGGCGAGCCTGCCCTAGAGCGAGGTGTGCCATGTCGGAGTTGAACCCCGGCTTCTGGTGTTGCTGAAAGTCGTGAATGAGGTTGATTAGTTGCCTTTCCCATTCGATTGGATTGACAACCTGTACGACAGGGGGATCAATCTCCCCAGCAACAATGGGCGTGTCATCCTCTACTGGAGCAGGGGTCTGTACTTCCTCGCTTGCACCGAACAACTCGTCAATGATTCCGCTCTTGGTCTTGGCCTCGCAACCCAATCGCTCTCCGTAGCGCTTGACAGCGGCGGCGGTCATGATCTCCAACTCATCACGAGTGAACCGTGTGTCGTCCTCTTCTGGCTCTTCTTTGGGGGCAGGCTCAGGCTCGGGCATATCATCTTCGATGATGATGGGAGAAAGCCCGTTACTGAGTTCCTTGACCTCCACACCTTCTTTGATGTGATCAAAGACATACTGGATCAGGGGTGGGGTGGCGTCGTTCTCGTCGTCGTCCCACAAGAACAAGACCTCATCGGCCTCCTTGAGGATGGCGTCCAGAGGGTGACGGCTCTGAGTAACGATGCAGTTATCAGCGTCACGAAAATGACGGGTGACTTCCTGCTCGGGGCGGTGGTACAGGCTGAACTGGAACTCGTTGTCCAGTAGATACCCGTACACCGTCTCAATGGACTCTGGCATGGGCTTACCAAACCAGCCGATCAATACATTGTCATCTGGCGACAAGATGTCTCGCAGAGATTCGGTGATGGCGTTCTCGCTTGCGGCTCCGGTGCCGACAATGGCGTATGTGGTCATTGGCTCTCCTCTTGTATGGGAGAGTTACCCTACCGCCTGTTCGATCAAGGTGTCAAGTAGGTATCGATGGCGTCCTGTCCGGGCACGGCATTTGTGGCTACGACCGTATAAGAGTCAGCGACAGTAATCGGAAGCGAACTTGCAAAGAACGAGGTCAGCAGGGCACGAGTGCGCTGGTACTCCTCGGTGTAGATAGACACAGAGTCATACGGATTACCGCTATTGGTACCGCTTCCACGGAAAGCCGCCCAACGATAGTCGCTCACTGTGGCACCACTGGCATCCACAATCCAGCCACCACGACGGCTGGTACCGTCGAAGTAGTCACCTAGGTGGTTACGTTCAATCAGCAATCTAGACAGATCGTATACGTTGACCGAGGATAGATCGATGAGGAACTCCACAAAGCCCAAGGTCCACTCTTCGGTGGTGGACAAGTTAGAAGTGACCGGAATACCTACGGCTGGGGAGTCTCCTGCTCGCGTCTTACCTCGTGAGATTCCGATAATGTCTCCACTCTCGTCAACTAGACGTCCCCACACCAATGCGTCTGTGCCGATAGCACTATGGACAGAGAAGTACACGGTGTCGTTGAGTTTTACCGGAACGGGGTCGCTGATCTTGAGCATTACATGCGTGACGCCGACAGAAGCGCCTGTGCCAGTCGCTGAGTATTGAGTGCCCGTGGTGGAGTAGGCAGAGGTGTATGCAGAATAGTTAGTGGCTCCAAACGTGTAGCCGGATACACCAAAGTCGATGTCACCGTTGCTGTCCGTATACGCCACGATGTAGTCCCCTACACCCACCGGGATGCTCTTGAACGTAGTGGCTGAGGCTGACGTCCAGTACATACCGGGGAGGTAGTTGTCAATAGCAAGAGGGTATGTATTCTCGTCACCATCGACGTAGGTAGTGGGGTCATACGTACCCTGATTGAACCGTAGACGCTGGCCTTCTGCTATATGTGCTGGGCGAGAAGTAATCAGACCTGTGGCGTCAACCGGGTCGGTCACGTAATTCACACGCTGTGAGTAGAACGTGATCTCCCTATTGACAGTATCGATTTCTATCTCACTGTTAGACAGGGCGCGACCGTAAGCGGCAACACCTTCCACAGTACCCTTGGATCGGCGCAGGTAGCCGATGTCATCTAGTACGTTCCTGACTCTTGTGGAGTTGATGATGTCAGACGACAGGGTTACTCCCATGCTCAGTGCCAGAGCGTTCAATGACTCTGTGTTGGCAATCGCCGGGTCTCTAGAGATCATGAGATAGTCGATAAGGGTTCTAGTGGTATCCATTTCAAACCCAAATATCGATATGAACTTAAACAGGGGGCCGACCACATTACCTGCCGGAAGCGCCCCCAACTCTGTGATGGCGTAGTCAGATGTAGGGTCTACGTACTCACCAATAGCAACGTCCTGTTGCCGGTAGTACTGTGGGATGCGTTCCCAGAGGAGCGTAGTGGAACCGTAGTTTTGCGGGATGAGAATCTCTACGGTGGCTGCTGGTTCGTAGTAATCGTCTCCACCGCTGGATTGGTAACGAATGAACAATGTGTAGTAAGCCCACTGACCACCGGATAGGCCGTTGTGGAGGTACTCAAATTCAGAAGAACCTTCGGAGAGAATAATCCCAGAAGAAATGGTGGCGGCTGGCCCGTATGGTGAGTAGACAAGGACGGTCTGTGAGGGTGCGGGTGCGGGGCCAATGGTAACTAGGGGAGCACCCCATTTAATCTGTGATACTCCGTAAGCGACTGGGTAAGCCTCTAGAAAACTCTCTGCAAATTCAACGGGGGGCAACTGGTAACCGTCGGACCTAAGAGAACTGTCGATGTCTCTTGTACCCACTGGGTCGTCTGCAACCCAAGTACCAGCAGACGCAGCATTACCCGCAGATGCAGCGGCGTTGTATACGTCAGAGTCATATCGGACGTAAGAACCCCGATCAATTACGGAGCGGCGAAGAGTAAAGGATACGCGAGCCATTACGTGCTGGTGATGCCGCCAACGACGGTGACGTTCACCGTTCCTTTCTTAGGCAACTCGTAATCACCAACAGTGATAGTCGTCTCCACACTCGTATCACCAGCGTCATCTAGCACAGTGATAGTGGCGTATTCCACACCACGTACGCCAACGATTGCTCGATACAAACGACCCAAGGAGATAGTTTGACCAAATCGGACGTTGTTGAAGGCAAACAAGTTGTCGATTGCCGCCTCAACCTCTCGCTCTACATATAGAGCGACGTACGTAGGAACCACGTTGATAGTTACCGCCACGTCGATGGGACGCCAAGTGATACTAGAGGCGCATACTACGTCTACACCCAAGATTGCCTTCGGCTGAATGAGTGACACAACAGAGTTCTGAGTAGTGGAGTCAACCGTCTGGGAGGTGTCACCTGTAGTTAAGAAATCCGAGTTACGGTCGACCTGCGGGTAGATCGTAACGCTGGCATTGCCTGCGGACGCCCCTGTGTAAGCCACAGCCGCCTTCTCAATACCATCGACACTTAGAGCCAAGTTCACATAGTCGTTCAAAGTAACTGCACGGTTCTGTGCAGAAATGATAGACGGGATTGACGAACGCATAGCGCTGATGCTCTCATCATCACGCCCACCAGTAAATGCCGAAGAAGATTCAATGGTGACGTTTGCTGGGTTGGAGTCTCTAAACGCAGTTACTTTGTTGGCAGGAATGTTGCCAAGAGATCCTCGCGAATAAGCGTACACAGCCGTTATGAGCGAGTTTGATGGGGGTACGAAACCCCTAACGGTCGTACCAAACACGACTTCGATATAACCATCAGCAGTTGTACGCAACAAGAACACCCGGTCGTTGACTCGTGCGTCGGACAACCTATTCACACGACGATACTCAGTAGGATTCACACCGTCCTCGTAGACGGTTACAACTACAGACTCTTTGACCACGTCACGGTTAGACAATCGGTAACGCTGTGCGTCTCCACCAGTTGATGAGTTGGTGAGGGTCTCAGCCGGGGACACCACAATGGTGCCCTGAGCAAGCGACCCCGTAGCGGTTGAGTTGCTGTCGATGGTTACCGGATCAATGAGGTAAGACTGATAAGTACTGTCGTCATACCGTGCAAGAAAGCGTGTGTACCGTGGAAGAGTGATACTTTCTGACCCGCTATTACGCAGCGTCACAGTTGCTCGTGCGCTGGTCCTACTAGCGGGGTCGTAGTCATACAGGTTGGCATATGCCAGCACTGATTCTCGCTGTGTTGCGCTATTGAGAAAAGATTCTCCAGCGGCTCGGTCTACATAATAATGTAGAACGTCACCCATCTGGGACCATAGGTCCACGAGTACCATACCGAAGTCAGCCGGATCGCGGTCTGTCCATTCGGGGGCAATGCGGGACGCCCTCGCTAGGAGGTCTGCCTTGATCGTGCTGTAGTCTCTGCTTGAGTAATCAAAAGAGGCCATTAGAGCGGACTTTCTTCTGTTAGTTGACTAGCAATGGTAAATGTCAGCGTCTTTGCTGGACTAAGTGGCAACGAGTAATAGACCGTGATTTCCGCTGTGCTTTCGTTAAAGGCACCTTGTTCTATATTTATATCATGAACGGTGACCCCTGAGACCCTATTCTGGATCTCTGTAATAGCGTCTGTTTTGAAGTCAGAGGCAACGAGGGTGTCAATAGGCTCAAACAGCAGGCTGTAGATACCTGCCCCGTAGTTAGGTAGCCCCATCCTGTCGGCTGGTGCGGAGGTCAGTACGTCAACAATCTTTTGACGTGCAATAGCGTCGCTGTTACGAGTAGTAGCGACACGACCACCGGTAAACCTGAACGGTACAGAGATACTCTTCACTCACAGCCTCAGAACATCTTCGCCCACGTCTTGGGGCCAACAACACCGTCAGCCGTTAGACCATTATTGCGCTGCCATGCCTTGACTCGGCGTTCCGTTGCAGGGCCGAAGTAGCCATCAGGTGTTGCGCCAACGACGACTTGAACTTTACGAGCGGCATCGCCTCGGCTACCCTTTTGTACCGGACTACCGGGGTAGTCACTGGTGGGGGCAACGCTGACTGACCCGAACATGACCTTCCACGTCTTAGGTCCTACAACACCGTCGGGTGTTAGCCCATTTGCAGCCTGCCATTCCTTGACAGCCTGCTCGGTCACCGGACCGAAATCGCCGTCAGCCTTAACGCCAACCTTCTCCTGAACGATCTTGACGTGCTTATCCTTGTCGCCAAGGTTCACACTCTCACCGGGATATCCGAGGGAGTGTCCGTCCGACATATCGGAAACAGAAGGCTGAGTGACGGCGCTGACAGCGGGTTCTGGTGCGTGAACAGCGGGGGCAGGAGCCTCACCTTTGAGACTGGCAAAAGCGTCGATGAAGAACTGCTCGTTATCTGCAACCGCAGGACTAACCTCAACGTGGAACCAATCTCCACCGGGAGCAGAACCAATGGTTGGCTTGTCGTAGATACGCCACGACTCACGATCGCAGCGCCAACCCCTACCATAGGGCTTCGGGTAGTAGTCGTGGAGTTCCATAATCTGGAATAGTTCAGCATTTTCAGCGAGGAACTCAACAACCTTGACAGCCTCGTCGTAGTTGCCAAAACCCTTGTTGCGGTACTTACGCCAAGAAACATCGAAAGCGCGTCCCGTGCCGTGAACGGACCAAGCCGTGACACGGGGGTTGTTCATCTTACGGACACCCCACGAACCATTATTCCAAATGCCGTTGTTGAAGTACTCGCACAACAACTTGATGAACTTCTCGGTACCGGCACGCTTTCCGGGGGCGTTACCGTCCCAACCAACGTACGGACGACCCATCACTCACCACCGAGGTTAACAACGCTGGCTGACGAGTCACCGATTGGACCCTTGGCAGCAGCGACAGACTTCACGACCGAGAGGCCAGCGGCTACGCCAGCGGCCTTCAACGAGTCACCAATGCCAACCGACAAGATGTCGACGGCGTTCGTTCCCACGAGGGCGACGAGGGTCTGGGCAAACGTGGCAATGGCACGCTCGGCAACGTCCTTGAGAAACTTTGGATCAAACATAGATACCTCCATAGGTGTATCGGACGTACATACCCTACCATACCGGTAAGGGGATAGTGCGGTATCTAGTTTCTGGTTATTTTTGCTCCCAGAAACGCTTCATCTATCTCCTCCGACGTCAGATCACCGTCGATAGCGGCGGCGGCTAAACGCTGGGCGACATTGGCTACGGCCACAAATCCGGCAAGCAATGCGGCTTTGTACATAGGGATATCACCAATGATGGCCGCACCGGAGATAATACTCAGGGCTGAGGCAGTGAAAGTAGCGAATAAGCGAATACCGATGTCGCCAGCAATACGCACTTTACTCTTCATCTGAGCCACCCCAGATGGCAAAGCCGATCATGTGAGCCACAATGGATGCGCCACTGATCCACAGGGCGTACTTCAGGACATCTCCTGAGAGAGTAATCAGTACCAAAGCCGTACCTGATACCGTCCATACGAGGGCGTGACCCTCTTTGAAGAGTTTCTTAAACATCAGCGTCTCCTTCTGCCACCTCCTGCGGGGGCGGCGGCGACTGCCGACATGGAGGCTGTTACAGCGACAACAGTTCTTCTGGTCCCTACATCAATCTTTGAGCCAGTGGGGACGTACGTATCAAACGATCCCTCAAACACGTTTACTTCGCTCTCAAACTCTTCTTTAACCTCGTCTGGAGCCTCGGATAGAGCCGCACTGACGGCCTCTAGAGTCTCCTCATCAAGGCTGTCGAAGTCCTCATTGTCAATCACATTGTGGAGTACTTCTACAGTTATTTCGTCTTCGTCACTCAACAACTCGCCCATTGACTCGGCAAGTTCTTCGTTCTGTATACGGGTAATTATAGCCGCCACAGCAGGGGCGGGGGCTGGTTTAGGGGCCTCAGTCGTAGTCGTGGTGCTTGTTGATGAGGTGGTTGTCGACGGCACCGTCGTGGAAGTGGTCGAAGTAGAAGTCGTCGTAGAAGTCGTCGTAGAAGTCGTCGTTGGGGGGACTGTCGTAGTCGTGGTTGTTGACGTAGTCGATGGCGGCGGCGGTGCGAGCGTCGTCGTCGGTGTGGTCGTAGTGCTTGTTGAACTCGTCGTAGAAGTTGTCGAAGAGGTCGTTGGAACGACTGTCGTTGTAGTCGGAGGTACCGTCGTCGTAGATGACGATGTCGTCGTCGGTAACAACGTAGTAGTTGTCGTCGTTGTCGATGACGTACTCGTGGGAGGCACTGTCGTGGTAGTAACGACGGTGGTTGTCGTCGTAGAGGAAGGGACAGGTAGAGGTTCCTGTACAGGTACCGAGGTGGTGGTTGTCGTGGTAGAAGTTGTAGTTGTTTCCCATAACGTGGTGGTGGTGGTGGTGGTCGGTGGAAGAGTGGTGGTTACTATAGTAGACGTAGTAGTGTCTGTGCCTAACAAACTGAACTCTGTAATGAGTTCGTACTCGCCGCTTCCCCACTCAGGCGTGTTCCCAAGCCCTAACTGCTCAGGATAATAGCCTGCGCGTAGGCGGTAGTCGCCAGCATCCAGCGTCGTGTAGATCTTTGACGACACGCACTGGTCTTGCTCATTGAAGTTGCCGTCGTCGTCGTATGCGATCAGCGAGTCTTTACCGTCATACAGCCACAGGTATGGGTCAACTGTTGCCTCTTGGCACGATTGATTGCTGTTGCCATAGATGACGACGAGCGTCTGATCTTGATCTACGGTGAAATACCAATCAGATTCTTCGGTGACCGTGTAACTAGCAGCGCTCGTAACTCCACCGTACAATACGGAGAAAACCCATATAAATAAAGGTAAAAAGGATATCTTACGCATACGGCCTCCGTATGCCGATACTACCTCAGTTCTCTAGGAGTAGAGCACCCATAATCGCCTCTAGTCCAAGGACCTTTGCCACATTCTGCCCACATCACGGCACACGACTCAGCATTGAGGGCAAAATCAGATGCAAAGGCGAATCTGTCGTAATTCTCCAACAGCGCACCCTCGTCAAACCAGCCAGACAGGTTGTTCTGCTGGCATAGTCCAAATGAATCGTCGCCTGTGCTCCTATCCCCGTTGTGTACAGACGAGTCGCACGTTGACTCACGGCTGATGACGTACAACATCCATTCCACACTGGAGTCCGAGGCCCCTACATCCCACATGGCTCTAGCGACGATGTTGGATTCCTCTTGTGTACAACCAGTCCCATCGCCGTACTCCTCATGAATCTCGCCCTCCCACTCTCTTGGTGGGACTGTAGTGGTCGTCTGCACGGGAGGTAGCGTAGAAGACGTCGTGACTGGAGCGTAAGTGACCCCGTCAGGCAACGCCGGTACCTGAGGGATGGCTTCTTCGCTGGAATGATTGTCCGCAGACAAACTACCGACAATTAGCGGGTCTGCTGTCCACGGGGACTCTGTGGTGTCCGTAGTGGTGGGAGCGGCTTCACGGGCCTCCTCATTCAGAACCGCTACAAACAGCGATGCCCACGAGGCAAAAGCAAGGTAAACGAGACGCAGCATGAGGGTACCTCCTAGTTGTTGTCTCTTTCAACAACCAGTATACCACAATGTTACAGTTACGTGTCAAGCAAGTCAGGAATGTCTACCTCAGGGAGTACGGCTCCGGTCTCCACGATCTCTGTAGTAGGAGGCGCTGACGTGGGTGATGTATCCACTTCAGGAGGAGGGCACGTAACGAAGGTGCTAATGATTGCCTTGTCGCTCGACTTAGGGACCAAGCCGCCGTGCAGATGCAGGAACGTGGCAGGGAACGTAACAATCCTGCCCTCTACCGCATCGCAAGTGAAGTCAAAGTAGTCAAAGTGAGTACCTCCACCCTTTTTGACGGTGTTGAGATACATCACAGAGGCAAGAACTCTCTCCATTCCTCCGGGTCCTGAGTACGGAGCACCATCGATGTGGGACTTGTAAAAGCCCTCGTTCTGAGTGTACCTCTGGTACTGATACCCAGTATCCTCACGAATTATCCACTCGTTCGTAAGTGTCTGATACTGAGCGATGTACTCGGCAAGCACAACTCTGTACAACTTGTATATAGCATCATCCGCTTGGCTGAGAAACTCAAACTCTTCCTCATTTTTAATGTACTCGTTTGCACCTGTAATGTGTGCATCCATAGAGTTCTTGGTGTTAGGCATTACGCCACCAAAAGTCTTACCGGGATGGTTGAAGTGGGGACGATCCTCAAAGAACTTGATAATGCTCCTACACAACTTAGGAGGAAGCACGTTGTCATGGATACAAATACCAGCCCCCTTACCGAGGGGCCAACTCATTTGTGTCTTCTTTGTCATCAGCCGTCCTCCGGCGATGCCTCCGCAGATTGGGTAACCTGCTCCTGCAACTTGGCAATCTGGAGTGCCTGCACGACGATGGTGAACTCCTTGGGGAACTGGCGCTGGAACTCTTGGATGACTTCTTCTGGTGAAATGTTCATGTTGTGTACCTTATCTGTTTTGGGGGCGACTAGTCAAGGCCATTACTCACCACGTCTGTAGTGTCGCAGTACGTGAGAACGAACTCTTCAGCAATCTGCTCTGACGAGAACGTGTACTCTCTGGTTACGCCGTCAGCACATAGTAAATGTACGTCCCACATTAGGTTACCGTCATCGTCACCATAGCGTACGAGTGCTGAATCAATTAACTCTTCAATAATTATTTGGTCAGGCATTTGAGGACTCCAATGCTGCTAGTCGTGCATCGATCTCTTGAAACGCTTTGACTAGTGTAGCAGCCATAGCCATAGGGTCAATAAGAGTGTTGTCCCCATCCTTACCCTCTTTGCCGAGGTGAGTGGATACAGACCCTGCCTCTTCAGCAATGAAACCAAGATGCTTACGATCCCAGTTACGATAGTAAAGACATGGTTCCTCTGGAGTTCCGTCGCAGTCACGCCCGCACTGGTGAACCAGTTCTTCCGAGGTAAAGTTCTCCAGTCCCTGACTGCGGCGGTACACGTTGAGCCTCTTTAGGGCTTCTTTTCTACGCTCTGATTGGGGCGACACCGATAGGTGGTGCATTTTATCCCAACGGTACGTCACAGGGCGAAGACTCTTGACGATGCTTGTAGCGTCTACAATTTCTTCTGGACCAACGGCAGCGCCCACAGACTTAGGCGTATCCCAAGTCTCAATATCCTGCTTGTACTTCATCGATGACGTGCTATAACCGGCAGCAACTAGTGTTACCCCAGCACCGTCGTTATGGTTCTGGAAGTAACAAAGACCTGACGAGGGGCGCATCTGCACGGTGTGGGCATCACCGTCGTACGACCGCACTGCTAATCCAATGTCATAAGGTGATATCAACTGAACCGGCTGGGCTGACCAGTCATTAGAAGTACTCGCGTACCGGAACTTTGATTCCCCGTAAAAATCGTTGACAGTTCCACCGTTTTGATTGATCTCACCACAGGTGATAACGCCTGACCCAGCATTGATGCTGTTATTGTTCGTGATTATCTGCCCGTACAACCAGTTCGTGCCAGTGCTGTAAATACCAGATGGATGATACGAGGCGTTACCAGTACCAGCGACGTTGTTGAAACCACGATAAGAGTTGCAGTACAGGTCTTGGTAGTTGAAATACCATAGCCATCCAGTGTTGTTTCGATGAACCCCGAAGTAGTTTGATCCTACTGCTCCCATCATCAAAGAGCAGTTACCGAGGCCGTTTGGATTGTCGAACTCTAGACCTGCCCAGTTATTGCGAGTACCAGCGACACGCCAAGAACCATAACTACCGTTGTTCGGATAGAAGTGAGCGCCGTTCAGAGGGCTGTACAAGCCCTCGTACTCATCAAACTGAATCCAGTTGTCTGGGTAGATACGACCAGACACATCCAGCCTTCCAGTAATAAGAGCATCTCCCGACGAGTACAGCGTAGTAGTTGAGGGGGACGTAATGGATTCGCCCTGACCTACACTTAACGAAGTAGCAACCGTAAGACGACCGTTTGTGGTAAGCGACATCGCACCTTGAGCGTTTGTATGACTGGTATCGCCCCACCAGAATCCACGATCATTATCGCTGTTCATCTGGAACGTCATCGCATAATCATTAAGGTGCCCAAAAGAATAGGACGACTCCATACCAATCGTGTACGACGACGAGTTCCACACACGCAGTTTGTCCCTCGTTTGACCTGTTGGACCGTTCATCAGCGTGTAAGTCAAAGTGCCAGTCATCGTGTCGCCAGTCACGTTAACGAATCTGGAGTCGGACTCGGTCTCCGTGTAATAACGGCCATCGTGGGTGTGGCTGTCATCCACTACAGCCAACGTCAAGGTCCCATTGCCCAAGTCTGTGAGAGTCACACTGCCTGTGGCATCACCTGCAAGCGTGATCGTTGGGGACGCATTAATGTCGGCGTAAAGTAAGTCAGCACGAGAGGAAGTCAGGTACTGAGGATGGTCATCGTCAGCAAGACCAGTCAAGTTCCCGTGGTCGACAACTGCTGCTGCGGTGCTAGTAGCGTTAGAGAGCGCATTGCGGTAGTCATCGATCTGTTCAAAGTAACAACCGGGAGTGTTACTTCCAGTTGCACGGAAAACGATCTTATAGAGGACACGAATCTCCACAATGGGGAGGCCGTCCAAGTCCATGTCGGCCCACGACGCAGCCTCAGCCTGACCTAGGTTGTTGTACTGGGTCTGGCCCATGATCGACAGAATCGGGTAGTTCAACTGATTAGTTGCAACGATCCACTGAATACCGTATGAGTTAGCGCCCAGTTCAGTAGTTGACCAGTTACCACCAGAAGAACTGTTGTACACCGGGTGCGTCGTGCCCTGCTTGACGGGGAAGTCAGTAGGGGCGTCATACACATATGAGGTGCCTGACCGATAAAAGACAGGAATACGTGCTGGCCCCTGCAACTGCTGTTCCCACGTATTCTGTGCGGGGGCGAGGGAGTGCCGCACGTCGACCTGCAAGTCCTCGTCAAAGAACGTGCCGTTGTCGATATCCAACTTAGCCTGAGCGTCGGTGTTGCCGTTTTGTGTGCTGGTATCAAAATTAGAAGCATCGAATCCGTTAGCGTAAGCAGCACCACGAGTCCTGTGTAGGTATTCATGGGTCTGCCAGTCCATGGTAATGCCATGGCGTTCGTCAGCAAAGAACTCGGCGCGCTGTGTCGTGCTGTTCCAATACACGTAGGCAGTGGGGCAATCCTGATCCCATACGAAGTAATTGGTGCTGTACTGCAACTGGCCTTGAGCGTTGAAGGAGATGTAGTACAAACCAGTGGTGTTAGGAATCTGGATTGATTCCAGACTTGTCTTCTCGTAGCGGAGACCAACGCACCAAATAACGTAAGAGTTATTGACCGGCTGAATACTGAACGTGCGGGTAGCGTTATCAAAGGCTATGAGACTGCCGGTGCGATCCTCGTGACCAATCGGCTCATTGCTAGGTGTGTCGCCACCAGAACCAGAAATACCGATAGCAGTAAGCCATAGGAACTGGGTGCGGTCAACCGATACCGCTACGAATACAGAAGAGCCTGCGGAGGGGACGTTCCAGAAACCGTCAGAGTTAGTCAGACCGGTCGTGGGTATATTGACTACCTGTCCTGCTCCCAGCAATGAGGGGATACGTACGGACGCCTCACCCGTAACTGGGTTAGACGAGTGGACAATCGCCCTATGTACTTCAAAATCAGGAGTACTCATTGATAGTCCTGTCCTTCGCTACCCATCGACCTTTACTATACACCGCTAAGGGGGGCGTTGTAAAACGGCGAGTGTTGTTGAACTTCAGTTCTGAGTTCAAGTTCAACGCCAACTCTAGTTCAGTATAGAAGGAATCGGAGTGTACGTGGTGAGACACGCTCTGCACGTACCAAAATCTGTCGAAGTCTCCGTTGTAGTTGTCGATGCGGATAATGCCTCCGGGAACACAGCCTGCCAGACCAATAACCCTGACCGTGGCGTAGTAGTCGTAGTCTTGCTTAGAGACAGCGCTAATACGCTTGGACGCCTCTTCATACGAGTCGACGTACTCTGGTAGGCGGTTAGGGAAGCGGGCATACCCGTTGTGGTAGTCATCGACGGTCGTAGAACTAACGTCATACACCGTATTGTCGCTGTTGACGATGGTGGTGCTGTGCTCTTTGTAATTCCCGTCGATGTGACGCTTAGAGAACGTACCCTTAAATTCAATGATCTGTCCGGGGGCGGGTGTTACGTTCCCCTTGGTGCCACGTAGGGTTGAGAGCACATGGTAGGAGTTCTGCCGACTCTTTGCTGAGTAGGGGTCATAGATATGCAGATGAGTTCCATGCACATTGACGGAGTATCCCAAGAACGAGGCGTACCGAGTAAGGAACTGCCAATCCGACTCGTTGGTCTGTAGTAAAGACTCATGCACAGTGCGGTCTGATGGGGTGTCGACACTAAATCCGTACCGTGTAGACATATCGGTTGCGATATCGCTCAGTCGGTATCCGCTCCACGAATTGCTCCTAGAGCCACGCATAGCGTAAGAAGCACCCATGCAGACTACCTTTACTGTCTGAAATGGGCTGTTGTTGACGAGGCCAAAGCCCGTGAAGGACTCGGGGCGCACGTCCTCAACGTAGCCAACAAACCTCTGGTAGAAGTTGCCCCCCGTATAGATCGATACATCTACAGGCTTCTCATACATGGCGGTAATAGCCAATGGTGGAATACCAGACAATTCCATGATCAGCATGTCGTGTTGGTTCTCTGCAAGGTGCAGTTCAACACGGTTTACAGAAGTGGGGTCAAATTCGGTGTTACCTACAACTATATCTAGAGTAGGGGAAACCCCGTATGTCTTCTTCGTAATCATAACGGAATCCTGATGGTGTCCCCCGTATTCAGGTCAAGTGGGAATTTCACCTGAGGATTAAGGTCTGCCAATTCCCAGTAACGCTCTGTGGTACCGAGGATACGTGCGGCGATGTTCTCCAAGGTATCGCCCTGCTTGACCGTGTACAAGGTGTACCGAGCGCCGCGAGGCAGAGAACGTGTGGCGTTCTGTCCATTCTCGGAAATGCTATAACGTGAACTACTGCTGTATAAAGCCATTAGATGCCTAACGCTCCTGAGTCCATTAGATCAGCCGCCAACTGGTTGGCGTATTCTAGGTTTGCTGCATTACGGTCTTCTCTATCCTGTTCTTCTTGCTCAGCAATAAGATCATCTACTTCGCCAAAAGAACTAGACCAATCTACATCCACTAACTTAGCCGTAACATACGTACCAGTGCCATTCCCACCGTTGTCGTCTACATTCCCATAGCCTTTGGTAGGGATAATGATGTGATCGACTACTCGCGTGGAAGGGAACTGATTGCCGTCAATCTCTACTGTCACTTCAATTTCATACTCAAAGCCAAAGTAGAACTCTGTTGGTGGGCTAGCGTTATACCTGTACTGAGGAATCTTATTCTCCTCATAACCGACTTTTACAATAGATTTATCGTAGTGACCCCCATTTGATTCGAGGCCGCACTTTGCCGTATAACCTGCGTTAAAGGCTGCTTCTAGTGCCTGCACGCCAGTACTTGGTAGAGATATTTCAATATCTTGGTTATCTGAGTCTTTAGCGTTCGTGATAACCGTAGAAGAGTTTATTTGTGCCGATGAAATGCGGCAAACTTGTTTGTAAGCCCTTGTGTTACCGTCATCGTCTGGGGCCAACTTTGTGGCCGTTGTAGTGGCGCTTGCTTCCCAGTCCCATAATTGACCAAAGAATTCACGACCAGCAGCACGCTGCTCGGGTATTCCCGGTGGCGTAGTCACATTGAATGATGCGGGTTGCCATTGAGCGTAGGAGGTGCCTGTGCTAGGTGCCACACTTCCGTATGCTGCTTTATTCCAGTAGTCAAAAAGGTCGTCATGGACGTCAGTTGACCACCTCCACAAACTGTATTGGGCAGAAACATCCAATGACACTTCTTTACCTTGGTCAGCAAGCCTAGCCAGCCCAGATATACCAGTAGAAGGAATGGGGAAGCCAACCTTAAAGTAGTAAGCATTACCCTCCATGTCCCTCGCCTGTTTAGAGCCAACTTGCTGCTTAGACGCATTAGACACCATGTTAGTTAAGGAGTATTGGTCAGACTGACCATCATCAATAAGACCTGTGTAGTGGCTAAACGCCCGACCAGAGTCATCCTCGTCATCAAATACAACAAGCATTTTAGCCTGACTTAAGTCCATGAGAATTGCCTGCTTGTAATCCTCTAACTCTTGTGGGTCGATGTCCGTGTCAAACGAGAACGAGTTGGGGTCCAGATTCTCATAATCTTCTAGCACCTGAGTAAAGAACGTATCTTTCTGAGCGAACCCTACGTACTTGGCTTCAAACAGCACGTTCAGCGTACACTGCATCGGAACCATGGATGAGGTGAACTTAGTAAAGGTGACCGTAACGTCTTTTACGAGACCCTCAACAATGTACAACGACGAAAAGACCACACGTACTGGTAGCGGTAGCAGGAACGCCGTGTTACCGAAGTTGTACTTAAGGAAGTCGCTAGCCTGAGCATTTGCATCAGAGATATCGGACTCACTGTAGGAGGGGCCGTCAGAGTCATTGGCAGAAGCCTCTTCATTAGCGGTGTACGCCGCTGCGTTGATCTGTGTCTCAAGTGTCTTCTGGGCGTAGTCCATCATCTTGTCACTAAGACCGACACCAATAACGGAGTAGAACGCATTAATGTCGTGGAGCACGCCTACCTCGTATGGGGAGCGCGACCACGGGTTAGTAGCATCAGTCGTAGCATTGCTGCTAACACCCGGAGCCGTACTGTTGAGTTCCATACTCCTATCAAATAGCAACTCAAAACTGAACGACACGTTACCGGGAATAGGCTGAGCGTACTGACCCGGATCTTGCTGTAGGAAGTTGAGGATAGTCGTATTCTGACTAACACTCTGGACTAGGTATTGCGGATTGAACTGGAACTGGCACTTACGGGATGGGAGGCCCATTTTGTTCTCAGAGGTCTGCAACGACCTGATGTATCCACGCTTCAGGAACTCTAGTTTCCTGTCCCCGACAGCGTTTGAACCAGTCCGTACGATACGGTCTGGGTATATGAACTTTTCGTTGTCTGCGTCAGGCAGGTATGAGCCAGCCTTGTTGCGGTTGAGGCTAGAGATGTTTAGATTCTCTCCGCTGCTCTCACTGGACAGGTCGTACCATTGGTCTGTTCTGTAACCCATCAGGCAGTCCTCAAATCAATCATGCTGACCTCTTCTTTGATCATACGGCTAACGGTCTGTGCGATATTACGTAGGTCAGGTGTGGAGGGGGCACCGTTGAAGTTGATGACGGGGGCCACATTGATGGTCGGTGCCGACGTGATGTGGTTCGTCGTGGTGCGTCCTCCTGACCTACTGTTTGCAGTACCACGAGTAGGTTCGGTGAACATGGGGTCACCTGATTGGTACTTGGCGGTAGCCGACGTTGCTTCGGCTAGGAATTGGTCGGCGTGCCACATGTGGTCGCCTTCGCCGTCCCAGCCCGGACCACTGTTATCATGACCCTTATCAGAGCCTCTCCACGGGAAGAATCCGGGGTCGTTACCCTTAGCCCAACCCTTGGCTTGGTTGAACAGAGCATAGGCGACTCTGGCGTTTAGGTCGACGTTGAACAGGTCCGTAGCCTCACTAGCGCCTAGACTCTTGGCAAGGTCCTGATTAGCCGACCAGTTGATCTGCCACATACCGTGGTCAGAAGTAGCGGGGTTCTTTGCTCGGGGGTCCCAACGTGACTCACGACCAGCGAGTGCCACGATAGTAGTGAGATCCTTACCACGGAATCCCGCCTTATAAGCGGCTTCAGCAGCGAGAACAGCACCTGATCCTGCTGTGGCTGTGATCTTGGCTGACTTAGAGCCGCCACCAGAAGAAGTAGTTCCACCAGTTGACCCCTGAGGGTACGTGCCTCCTCCGGCCATCAACCTAGTCAAACTATTTTGACGTGAGGTAGCCATGGCCTCCTGAATGGACATACCACTAAGACCCGGCAACTGTACGCCGCTACCTACTCCGCTAG